TTCTTTGCGTCTTGTGTTAGGAGCCATTGGCTTTATCCTTTGTTGTTTCTATACAACCATTGTACCATTTTTACAACATAAAAGTCAATAGAAGATGAAAATAATTAATGTTTTTTATCAGTTTAGAGCGTTTCTATTGGATTTATCCATCTGAAGCATGGTGATTCGTTCATTTCTGATACTATCTTGCTCTTTAATGGACAAATCCTTCTCTTTCAGCATAAGTTCAGTGATGCGGGCGCGGCGCTCGAAGTCTTTAGCTTCGTTGGTGTCATCCAGATTGGTGGACAAGGCTGCTGTGAGCTTTGCCTGTGCCAACTGAGGAGCCAACTGCGTATCAACTTGAATTTGCTGTGCTTCAGCAGCTTGTTTCTGTGCTTTCGTCTGCAATTCAGCAGTCTGAGCATTGACCAACTGCATTTGCATCTGCTCTTTCTGCTGTTGTGCTTGTTGCGCTTCAGGAGAAGGCTGACTCATCTTGTCCAGCGTAGCCATAAGCTCTGCTTTGTTCGATAAGCTAGAATTAGCCAAGATTCCTTTGAGCAACACAGGCAACACAGGGGTGTCAGGGCCAAGAGTTTGCAACAAACCAATCATCTGCTGCTGTTCGTATTCACGAGCAAGCACACCAAGCGTAGCCGTGGGAATAAAGGTCATGTCAACAGAAGGATAACGCTCAGGGTCAAACTGCATATAGCGATAAGCAGCTTTGTAGATGAACGGAATCATGAAATCTTCTTGGAAATTAACAAGAGTGCGTTTGTACTTCTTGATAATTCCTGCCATAGCCATAGACATGCCCTGACCGCTGGCATCACGCTGCGCTGCCGATGGAAGTCCTGCGCTATCAACTGTGCCAGTGGCTTGTAACAACATGCGCTCGAAGTTCTGCGCTGCTGCTGGAGCATCCTGATTAGTAACACCGAAGTGGAAAGGAGAAATGATTTCGTTAGGGTTGCCATTGGTGAGAATGGCCTTGCCGGGCTTCACCTCAAACTTAGCACCACGAGGTAGGCGTGTGGCGTCCATAGCAATCATAGGAGCCGTTGTAAGGGCCAGAGAGTCCATGTGAGCACGCAACTGACCATCAATGGCCTTCTGCATGTTGTAGGCCTTCTCAACGGTTCCACGGCCCCAGAAGCGGCCCGGCACTGTATCATCCTGATAGGCCACCACAGGGCGGTCTTTCATCATGTAGGGGCTCTCTTCAGCCTTTAACAGTTGTCCGTCATTGGCAATGACAATGATGGCTTCCACCATGTCGCAATATTCATCAGCAACACTGTCTTCAGGGAACAAATCCACCACATCAACAGCATTCTCATCCTTAAGCTCATCCAAATACTCTTTAGGGACAAGACCGTAATAGGTGATAAGTTTCACCTTATCGTTCTGGTAATAGGAAAGCTCTTGTGTTGGCTCTAAGTCAGTTTCTTCACCAGAAGTTTGGATATCCACTTTCTTGTAGATGCCTTTTTCCATGCCCTCTACAATCTTGTGAATGCTCACATACTTCTCAATGGCGCAACCCATAGCTTCATCAAGGCTGTCAGCATTTGGGTCGATAAGGAAGTTCTTTGGATTAACTGGCTTAAGCTTGACGCAGGTTCGTTCGTTAGAAGACACACCAATGGCAGCCATGCCTTGCATGTTAGGCATTGCTTGCGTAGCTGGCTTATATTCCGTATAGGAAGCCACAGTGATTTCACCAATGCCTGTTCCGTAGATTTCAGCCATCAGTTCGATGTGGTCAATACTCTTCTTAATCTTGTCCCGCTTGAAGTCTTCCATGAGAAGCTGCTTGATGGCTTCGACATCCAGAGGGTTACCGTCTACATCCTTGATGTCATCTTCGATGTCAAAGAATTCCCCTTGACCAAAGATGGCTTCAATAACTTCGGCATGGCGAGTTTCCACAGCCTGCTGCGTAGCGGGGCTAATGATGCGGCTACGCTCGCTCTCGCGGGTCTTGTCCTCAGACGCCCACTGACCACGGAAGATGCGTTCAAATTCATTCCAATTATCTAAATAATTAACATCCCTATAATCTCTCCAATTATTCAGGTGGTTAACAACCCAGCTAACAAGTTCTTTTTCAGCATCTGTTTCTTCTTCAAAGATAACTTGTTTTTCGTTGTTCATTTTACTAGCCATAAAAATTATTCTTTCTTAGATTATCTATTGCAGGAATAACCTGTAGGTTAGACGGTGTATGGAATCCACTAACTGTTTTACCTTGCAAAGGAATTACATGGTCAACATGCCACTTCTGGTCACTATGTTTTGAGCGCATTGCTGCTAACTGATACAAGCACAAAATGTATTCATTATCTTCTTGGGTTGTCCACTTAGGAGTTCTTTGTAATTTAGCTATTTCTCGTTTTCGTTCAAGATGTGTTCTACGCGCTTGGTTATTTAAAGACCATTTACGAGAAGTTTCTTTAACTTTGTCAACATTAGCTTCTTTCCATTTCTTTCCTGCTTCGTTTCTTTTTTGAAGCTGTTCTTTACTTGTTTTTTGATAAGACACAGCACAGGCAGTAATTCGGCATACTTTACACTGATATTGTAAACCATCTTTGTTTTTTGAATGTTTACCAAAAGAAATAAATAATTTTTCTTTTTTACAACAAGAGCAAGTTTTCATACATCAAAATCCTACTGTTATGTCCAAAACTTCATACTCATCTTCGTCATAGTCTTGTTCATAATTACTGATAGCGAGTTGGTCAATATAACTAAGAGCGTCAACCAAATCATCATGCACTCCCGCTGTTGGAAACATTACCAATTGGTCTTGGAACTCTTTCCAATCACCTTCTTCGTTGAAGCTGACACGCCCATGTTCCATGCGTCCCTGTAACGACCAGACAACACGATCGACCTTCTTTTTGTTGCCGTGGGTTAAATCAGTTACATGCGTATATACCCCATTCTTCCTCATCAAGTCAGTTAGATAAGGAAGCACAGCATTCTTTAAGGCTCCTCGCTCAATGCCTGTGGCAATGGGTTTGTATTCCCTCACGGCCTTCAGGATGTGCACAGCAGTTGCCATGATGTCCCAGCGGCCGTGCTCAATCTTCTCCACCCACCAGTTTCCATTGTCTTCAATCTTCACAATGGCAATGGCTGTTTCATCAAGGCGGTTCTTAGCGCTGCCTGCATTCTTACCCACTTCCTCAAAGCCTGCTAAGTCAATGGCAATCACATAGGAGCCATGCTTAGGTTCTGGCTTTGTCTTAAACCATTCTTCTTTAAACACATCAGAGCCAGCATTATCAAAGCTAGACAAGTATTCCTGCTTAAAAGCAAAGCTGCTTAATGTGCGCTTCGCTGCATCAATCTCTTTTGGGTCAATGGTTTCGTTGTCTTGGGTGGTGAAGTGCCAGCTCTTCCATTCCTCGTCTGTGCCATCTAAGCCCAGCTTGTAAACATCGTAGAACCAATTCCTTCCGGATGGCGTACTAATGAACAAAGCTCGTCCCTTCTGGTCAGACAAGGACGCCCGTATAACCTTCTCCCAAATCTCTTGCTTAATAAAAGCAACCTCGTCTAAGACAACAAAGGTTAGGCTGACGCCGCGCAAGCTGTCTGGATTGTCTGCACCACGAACTAATATTTTCCTGCCGTTGATGAGAGTTATTTCTAAGTTGTTAACGTGGCTGCTCTTAATAACTTCTCGTCCGAGGTCATGCAACAGCTCCCAGATAATGCTTCGTGCTTGTCCCAGTGTTGGAGCAATGTACATGACAGAGCTTCCTTCAGGGCAATTCAGGCCCTCTATCAACAATGATATCGCTGACAGCCTGCTCTTCCCGCATCGCCTCCCCGCTGCTACAATCTTGAAGCGCGATGTGTCCTGAAACACTTTCTTTTGCCAGTTTAATAGCTGAAAGTTTAGATTTGCCATATTCTTTTATTAGCTCCCCTGCAATCTTCTGTATGGCATATGCCTCTGTTTCTTCTCCGGGCTTGTCTTCTCCAAGCCAGCGGCAATGCGCCTGCCACAGATGAACAGCTTCATGCACAAGAAGCCCATAGATTTCTTCTGCTGTTAGAGGCAGGTCTTCCTTAAGACAAACCACAGCAAGCCCTTGCTCCTCATAGATAGTGCAACAAGCCAAAGCCCCTGAAGGCATAAAGCTGTTGTCATAGATGGAGAAGCTACGAAGAATGCTCTTAAAAGCCTTCTCGTCTGTAGCAAGGAAATACTTGTAGGCACAATCTTGCAGATTGCTGGACAAGGCTCTAGGGCGTCTAGACATCAATTATGCCTTCGTCTTGGTTATACACCTGCTTTGCATCAGACAGCCCTGTTATGTTGATGGTCACCTGAGGAGTGGTATTGGCTCCCTTAGCAGCATCAAAGGCACTCATAGGAAGAATACGCTCAGCACAGAACTTAAGGGCAGCAAACTGATCTTTGTCCTCTCCGTCCATTGCCTTCTTAATAAGCGTTTCAATAATCTTCTCACCAGTGGTTCCTAGCAGTCTTGCCTTGAACTCATTGAGCCTTGCAGCTTCTCCGGGGGGTCTGCCTAAGGCTACCCTGCCTCCGGGCTTCTTTGCTTCAATGGCAGCCTTAGGAGGACGCCCCTTGCGTGCTGGTGTGCCATCGGCATTAACAACTTTCTTTACCATGCCTTTATCCTTTCAGGGAGGCTACTTAAAGTACTCTGAAGTACCTATTACATTTAAGACAATAAATTAAATACTTAATTAGTAAATTACTTACTAAGTTAGCTACATAAGCAGCAATCTATGTAAACAATTATAGGTGTTTCCTATAAGCTCCTTACTAGCGTAAGTGTACAGATTGCTACTCAGTGCTTAGAAGTGGGATGAAGCTTCTTAGATTTTACATGAGTTGCTGATAAGATTTCTCTTATAAGAATATTATAGCACGGATTTCTCAGAAGTCAAGGAATTTCTTCATTTGTTGTCTTTTATTTTCATGTTTCTTGATCTAGGTCAAGTTTTCCTGTCTTTTAAGCTGTCCTTCGGATGTGCAGAAACCTGTTTGAAATATTTATAATAAATGCTTTCATACACTGATTTCTTAAAAGAATTCAACAAGAAAGCTCCTTTGATCTGTCCCCATTTAAGCAAACACCAGCATTTATTACACAATTGTAATTATTCTTTAATAATCAAGGGCTTATCAGCCTTTAGTGCCTCTTTTTTAAGCAGATCTTTTTAGCCTTTTTGTGGACTTCAGAGGGTTCATAAACATTTACACATCAGCATCACCCCCTCCCCCCCTATGAAACACTAATGAGAACCATTCGCATTAGCATCTGTGCTCGAAGG